TGCTGGCGGTATGCTTACTGCAACTGCATTTGATTTTAGTGGTTCAGTAACCATAACAGTAGGCGCAGGCGGCGCAGGAACAGGCGCAGGTTCAGTTCGAGGTTCGAACGGTGCTGACTCAGTATTTTCTAGCATTACTTCAACTGGTGGCGGTGGTGGTGGTGCAAACCAATCCGGCGGTGCTAGCAATCAAAACGGTTTAAGTGGTGGTTCGGGCGGTGGTGGTGGATATGTCTCACCATCTACAAGTGGAACTGGCGGTGCCGGAACTTCTGGACAAGGTAACGCAGGTGGCTCAGGATTATTTGGTGGCGGTGGCGGTGGTAAAGCCGCAGTAGGTTACCCATCAACTGGTGCTAATTTAGGTCAAGGCGGCGCAGGTTCAGCATCTTCAATTACAGGAAGTTCAGTTTATTATGCTGGTGGTGGCGGTGGACTTGGTGATCTATCAGTTGGGTCAAAGGCTGGTGGAATAGGCGGCGGTGGAAACGGCGGCGGCGATCCTACCTATGTCGGAACAAATGGAACTGCAAATACTGGCGGTGGTGGTGGTGGAAGAAGTGGCAATGGCGGTTCTGGTATTGTCATTATTTCCTACGCAGACACACTTCCGGACATGACTATTGGCGTTGGATTAACCTACGCAAGAACTACTCCATCTGGCAAGAAGGTTTATTCATTTACAGCTGGAACAGGAACGGTGTCAATCTAATGGCTCATTACGCATTTCTAACAGATGGCATAGTTACTGAAGTCATAACAGGAATTGACGAAACAGAACTAATTGAAGGTTTAGATACCGAAACTTGGTATGGAAACTTTAGAGGACAAGTCTGCAAGCGCACTTCCTACAACGGCAATTATCGCAAGAATTATGCTGGAATCGGTTATACCTACGACGAAGCCCGTGATGCTTTTATTGCACCTAAACCATTAGATGCTATTGGATTTGATGAGGAAACTTGCCAATGGATAACACCGGAATTGACAGATGAAACCACGCCTGAGTAAAAGCGTAATTCAACTTCGAGAGCAAATTGACGACACCTATCCGCTACGTGACCGTAGAACTGACGGTACCGTGGGTGACGCAAAACATAACAGTAAATCAGATCATACGCCTGATGCTTTGGGCTGGGTACGCGCCCTGGATGTGGATGCCGATCTCACAAAACACAAATCTGAAAGTATCTACCTTGCGAATCAAATTCGTCTCTATGCGAAGTCTGACCCTGCTAAACGCATATCTTATGTCATTCATAACCACAAAATTGCTAGCCGAATCCTTAATTGGAAATGGCGTAAATACAGTGGATCAAACCCACACACCAGCCATATCCACATCTCCTTCAATAAAGGTAAGGCTGACACGGATGGTTCTTTTTTTGAAATACCTATGCTAGGAGGCAAACAATGAAACACCCACTATTCCTAACCGCTGGTGCGTTCTTGTCAGCTTGGGCTGCAAGCAACTTTGCACTTGATTATCGCGCTGTGCTATGGGCTGTCCTTGCCGGTGTCTTTGGATATGCAACACCTAAAAAATAACAACTAACAAAAGGATCATAAAATGACAATTTCTAGCGCACAATACACAATTACAGAAGAACGCTCCATCATCGTTGCCAATGATTCAGCAGCTGAGGAAGTTCACCTTCACGCAACTAATGGCAAAATCTATATTGGCGGTGTAGGTGTTACTACTGCCAATGGATATGAATTAGACGCTGGTGATCAGGTTGTAATTCAAAACCACACAAACGCTATCTACGCTATTGCAGCTTCTGGCACACATAAAATATCTGTCCTGGTAATTCAGAAGTAATGCAAGCGCAAGACTGGGCTGCCCTCAGCGTCAGCCTAGTAACTATTGTTGCGGCTTTTGTGGCCTCAGTGCGGTGGCTTGTTAAGCACTACCTAAGTGAACTTAAAACCAATGGTGGTTCATCTTTACGCGATCAAGTCAATAGACTGGAAACGCGTGTCGATACCATTATCCTTATGTTAGATAGGTAACACTTTACTTATGGCACGCAAGGTTAAAGTCCAAGACGATACATACTCAGCTTTAGAGATGTATTGCATCGGGCTGAACGAGTATTACAAGGCTTTGCGCAAGGCTGGATTTACTGTAGATATTGCAATGGCAATGATTATGGACAAGGCCAGTTACCCAGAATGGCTACTTCCTACGCCTATTGACTTTGACCCAGACAATCCAAACTTCACTCCCTATGAGGATGACGAGGACTAACCTTGAAAATAGTCGTGATAAGTGATCTACAAGTTCCCTTTCACAACCCAAAAGCAGTAGCCAACGTAGCAAAGTTTATTAAGAAGTTTAAGCCGGATGAGGTTCTTTGTGTCGGTGATGAGATTGACTTTCAAACGATTAGTCGTTGGAGTTCAGGCTTTGATGAACACTCCAAGACCATCGGGGCAGACCGAGACATGTGCGTTGATGTCATGTATGACCTGCAAATCACACAGCTCTCAAGAAGCAACCACGGTGCCCGGCTCTTTAACTCCATTTCTACTAGACTGCCTGGACTAATAGGCGCACCTGAGTTAGAGATAGAGAATTTTCTTAGACTGCCAGAGTTAGGCATCAAGTATCACAAGAAGCCTTACGAGATTCCAGGCACTAACTGGATTATGGTGCATGGCGATGAGCAGAGCACAAAGCCACAAGGGGGCATAACAGCCCTAGAAGCCGCCAAACGGCATGGAAAGAGCGTAGTCTGTGGACATACACACAGGCAAGGAATATCGTCTTATACGCAATCCTCAGGCGGTTTAGAGGTATCTAGGTTAGTAGGCTTTGAAGTAGGCCACATGATGGATACACGCCAGGCTTACTACACAAAAGGCACGTTTAACTGGCAAGCAGGGTTTGGCGTTATTTACACGGATCGTAAGCGTGTCTTGCCTATTGCCGTTCCCATCGAAAAGGATGGCTCTTTCCAATTCGAGGGCAAAGTCTATGGATAAGCCTTGCTGCGGCGAGGAATGGCTTGGATTTGAAGAAGATTTCGTTATCAAATCGTTATCAAAATATGCCATTATGAGGTTGAAATAAGCCTGTAGATGCTTCACACTTAACTTAATCCACAAGATATGTGGACAAGTTAGGGGCTACAAATGATTGATTTAACTTACTTTGAAGCTGTAGGGCTATTATGTTTTAGCCCGTTGGTTGTGTTCTATGCCTATTGGCAAGGTTATAACAGAGGCAAGCGCGAAGGCTGGCATGCTGGCCGTTCCCTATTACGCATACCGGTTCGCAATGATCGCTAATGAACTCCTTACTGAAAGCACCAAACTCCTCTATGACAGAGGTTTGCAGTATGGAGACCCAACTGCTAATCACATACGAATTGCGCAATTATGGAGTGCGTATCTCGGTTACCGAATCGAGCCTCATGAAGTGGCAATCTGTATGGCACTCGTCAAAATCTCACGTATTGCTGAGCAAAGCACGAACCGTGATTCATACGCGGATGCTCTGTCATACCTGGCAATTAGCGGACATATCGCACTTACCGATTTCGACAACGATCTTGATGCTTTCTAAAGCGAAGCATGGAGTCTGGTGCGATTACTGCAAAAGCAGATGGGGTATCCACAATCCATTAGGAACAACACAAGCTGCTTGGACAGTAGTCAGCGAATTACCCAAGAGCCACGGGCGCAAGCGTTCTTATTGTAATGATTGCGCAATAGATGTATCTAAGTGGGCTGATGGCTCATACTTCTCATTAGATCAACAGATAGAGTATGCAAAGACCAATGGCAACACTACACAAGGAGTATTAAATGGCTTTTAACCTAGACAATTACGAGACGGTGGAAGTTCGCTTGGAGAAGTTTATTAAAGACTTTCCAGACTTTCGCATAGACACAGAACTGGAGAGTTTTGCGAATGATAGATTTATTGTTAAAGCTTATATATACCGGACTTTTGCGGATAGTGTCTCGTTTGCAACGGGATACGCTGAGGAAAAGATTACTGATCGCGGCGTTAA